TCAAGTACACACTTTTTGAACCCAAAACAAGAAAAACGCTTCTGGAGTGCTGACCAAAAGCGTTTTGTCTACAGTCTGTAATGTCCACCGGGTGGACATTAGAAATATTGATATTCCAAACAGAGGTATTACTGTATTCACCGAAAGCGGATACCTTATGCTTGTAAAACCATTTAAGGATGATTTATCATGGAAAGTTCAGAGGAGCCTTGTCAATGCTTATTTTGCATTAAGAAATCAACATCCAGCACCTACTTCCACCACAGCAATCGAGGAAAAGCCGACATTAGAGTTTGAAACAGACTGGTTCTGCATCAACCGTGGCAAAATCAACTACATCTGCCGTTGCTACGACATTACATCAAAGGAATATATGCACCACTTACTTGAAGTTTTGGGAAGAACGTATAATTTTGATGAAGCAAAGAGAATTTACAGCGCAACGACCGGAAACTGGAAATGCAGAAATTCCGAAGTAATCACCTACTTCCCACAGCTTTCAGAACTTGCATCTAAAATTCTTCAGCAAGATGTTGATAACTGTGCAACAGAAGAGACCCCATAAAAAGGGGTCTTTTCTATGCCATTCTTTTATTCGACGAAATTCGTCGAAAGAAATATTTAAGGGATTATTTTTCCCCTAAAACACATTTTACTGGTATTCTGATTTTGTTAAGCGACACGTTGTCGCTCAATTATTCTATTGTATGTTAAACATACGAAGCAAATCTCAATGTGAATGTCGGTCACATTGCCATTCCAACAATACCTCTTATCAGTTCATCAGCCAGTGCAAACACTTCTCTTCCGTAGGTAGCCAAAAAGTCGGCAACAATTTCTTCTGTCTGAATATCCATAGTCAAATTGTAGGACAGGCAGAACGCATGGCACAATTCATGGCACAGCACACGGTCATAGAAATTGCCATGAATCATATTTGATATGTAAATATCTCTTGTGTTCCTGTCTGTCATGCCAAACGTATATGTACCATCAGAACGCATCAGCATAGGGCTGGGACTTCCTACAAGCCTTAAATTCCAGTCCATTCCATTTATCGTGAACAACTTACCACCTCCAACATAAAAGGGGCTAAATAAGCCCCTTAAGTGTTTTAACCGATTTTTGTTATCAGTGCAGACAGCTTATTCCGCAGTACCGTCTTTTCTTCCGGTGTTGCATCGTTGATGATCTCCGTCATGTCGTTTGCAAGTTCGGTCATGTATGTGTTCAGGTCACGGACTTTTGCTTCTTTGTCCTGCTGTGTATTCGCCTTATGCAGTTCCTTATTTTCCATATAGGTTCTGCGGCTCATTCCACTTCTGCCCTCTCTTGCATCACGCATACCGGATGAAGAAGTTTCCGTGTAGTACATACGTCCCATGTCTCTGTCCATGTCACGGTGATACATTTCCGGAGTCATGTGATAATAGGGTGGTTCTTCATAACCTCTGCGGTAGGTTCCACGACCTTTAGGTGCAAATCTGCCGTCAGCATAGCGGTAATGGTCATAGAACCGTCTTCCACCATCCCCATAACGTTCAAACATTTCCATGTTTTCGTCCGAATCATATTCCTGCATGGTTTTTGTCAGTTCCCGATAGTACATAGCTTCCGATAAGTCTTTCATCATGTCGATGACCTTCCCCATTTCGCAAGTATCTACTTTGTCAATTCCTTTGTCAAACTGCGTTTTAGCGCATTCAGAAAGTTTTTCAATCATTTCATGCATTCTTTTAACATCCATGATTTTTCACCTCCTACGCTTCACGAACGGCAATCAAA